TCAAGGCATTAGTAAGAGATTCATTAATTTCTGCAACAGACTTTGCAATTTCTGCTGTTGTATCAACAACCGCATCAACTGATTTTTCTACTGCAGAATCAGCAGCTGGAGCAACTTCTTCAGCAACTGTCTCTGCCACTGGCTCGTCTGCTTTTTCAAGCACTGGAGCCTCAGCCACAACTTCAGCAACTGCCTCTGTTGTAACTTCTGGAGCAACCTCAACATTTTCAACTACTGCTGTTTCAGACTTTTCTAGAGTCTCTGCAACAGCCATTGTTTCTTCTGTCATAGGATTTTCCTCCTTTTTCATCTTAATTGTTCTAATGCCTTTTGCACTATCAACTAAGAACTTTACTGTTTCTATACTGTCTTCACTTTTTTCAACAAAGCCAATGTTTTTCATTGTTGATGTACAAGATGGACAAGACTCTTCTGATCCTTCAGAAAGCCTAACAATGTCATCATCTTTACACCAGTAAACATTGTCTACCACTGCCTTTGCTAAATACCCACCCAATTCGCCTTTTTCAATAGAGATTACATTTGCAAATTGATTTGCTGGGCTATCAACAAGCGATAGCTCATGAAGCTCATACTCTTTAATAATTCTAACTGGCTTATCAAGTTCTTCATTATACGAATCATCTGATTTCTGTATGCTACCACCAATTGAAAAACCAGTTAAAGTTCCGTCAAGAACTTTTTCCCATGTATCCTGTGCACCTTTAGAAACGTATGCAGAAACATAAACTCCGCTATAAAACTTTTTAGTATTTGGATCAAAGTAACGATCTTCTTTAAATGAAACAACTTTGCCAACTGCATTTGGTCCATGCATCTCACGAAGATTGCCACGGAATTTTTTAAATGCTGCTAAACTTGCTTCTGTAGTAACAATGTCGTTTTGTCTGTCAACATTATCAAGAGTTGCAAAGCCAGAAACGATACGGCGCTCTTGATCAACTTTGCCAATAGGCATTGAAAAGCGAACACTATTACCGTCGGTGACCCAATGGGCCTTATTAATAATCATTGCAGAACAATTATACCAACATTTTATCCAATATGTGGATATTATGTGGATGAACGACCCTCGCCCTGTGGATTTCTTCCAGAAATTGTGGATGGGGAATCAGAATTATTATTTGTTCGTTCTGCATCCCTTTGACGATTTCTAGCAGTATTTGCTCTGGCATCAGCTCCCTGCCTTGGAGACATTTCAAATGGTTCATCTCCATCTGCTCTTTGTGGAAGATCTAATTTTTCACGAGCCTCATTAGGAGTCATAACCTGAGTCTTAACATATCTTTCAATAATCTGAGATTGTGCTATTTCATCAGTTAATGTTAATTCATTAAATCTAAGCTCTAAAATATCAGTTTTTTCTTTAATAATCTTATTAACAATCTTTTCAAGATCTCGTTGTGCTGGGCGAGATACCTGTTCTTTAAATGTGCGATCTTGAGCTAATGCTGCTGCTATTGCTGCTGAATCACTACCGCCTAATTTTGAAATAGGAACTTGATGGGCTATTAAAATATCATCACGATTTTGTTTACGATATTCTTTGAATGATCCCTCTTGAACACCACTTTCAATTGGTTCCATCTTAAAATCAACTTTATTATTTTCTGTATCTCCAGGAAGTGGAATGTAAAGTGTTCTATGATTTTGTCCCTTAAGTCCAGTTTGTAAAAATCTAAACATTTTATCTTCTGCATCACCAGATAGCTTTGCGCCCTTAGTTACAATAACATACCTTGGTACCGCTTTATTTTGAAAATAATCAATATTATATTGTGATGCAAGCTGGTCTCCAATTAATGATGGAAGAGCAGAGATAATATCTGGAATACCATAAAATGTGTTTAAAGGAGAATATGATTTGATATGAATAATTTCATTTGGTCTACGATCATCTGTTACTGGATTTTGATTTTTTGCACCAAAATTTCTAAAGTAAACAACCTTTTGACCAATGATTTGCAAGAAACCATCTCGTAAACGACGAACACGAACAGTTGTTGCTGGAATATGCCCAATATATCCAATGTCTCCAGCGGTTGTTCGTCCTATCTCAATAAAACCATTTCCAGTTGCCTCAACATCGGTATAAACTTTAGTCATAATTGAAATAAAGCTTTCGTCATCATTAAGAGACTCTAGCCAATCACGCATTGCAAGCTTGCCTCTTTCAATTCTGCTTCTTGCTCTTTCTACCTTACCCTCATCTTCTGTCATTTCAAAATTAAGCATTGTTCTATCTGTTATCTCAAAACGATATCCCAAGCCAACTATATTTTGAACTTTTGCATCAATAGCTGCGTGATTAGCAAAACTTGTATCATAAAAATTAGCAAGCTCATACATATTATATGGTGGGGTAATAACATCAAATAAGCCATAACCATTTCTGTATACCGTTCCAGGATTAATAGCTTTTGATTCTGCATTTTGCCCCACAGGAATTGCTCCAGCTGAATCTAGGTATTGCTTGCTATCTGTTGAAACATACTTATTTAAATTTCGTGTTGTGCGTCTTTTAAAATTTTGATCAATACCAGAATAATCTTTTAATGCATCCCAGGATTTGCTAAACGGATCATAATCTTTAAATGGGTTTTCATCAGATTGTTGCGTGTTTAATGAAGCTTGTATAAAATCAAAATCATTACTCATTTTCGTATGCATCTCTTCCGTGTGCTTTTAATGTTTGCTGTGCAGCATGAATAGCGCCTAGGTCATTCATAGATGGCAATAATCCATTTTTAAATCTATCCATCTGCTCTGTATGCTCTTCTTCTGATATACGAGTAAGGCCTGGCACGAATATTGCCTCTCCATCTCCCTCGTCTCCATAATATTTTGCTGCCTGCTTTAACTCTGCAATTTTAGTTAAATCTCCCCGAACAGCAGGAATATTTAAAACATTGCCTTCGCCATCCGTAAACCACTTGCCATTAGATTTTTTGTAAACGTATAGCCCCCAGTTATATTTCTTTTCAATAACCTGACGGCGAACATTACTTACAATCGGCTTGCCAGTTTTGGGGTTGATAAAAGGATTCATATCCATAAGTATACCAGATTATAGACCAATCTTAGCTTTTTTAGCCAATTTTGATTTCACAGCTATCTGTTGTGCAATATGCTTCACCAACTGAATCAAGATTACCCACCCCATCATAAATAGCAGACCAGTTAATCTTTTTAATTTTGCCGATATATGATTCATACTCTTCTTTTGTAATTTGAGTATACGGTTGCTGAGGATAAACAGTGTTACCCATTGGCAAAAATGAAACAGCCTTTAGCTGGCCTTCATACATATGAAGAGCGGGGGCAACATGCTTTGATTCTGTCTCCTTATCAAATGAAAGGGTTACAGAAACACCATTGTCTGACCAATATTTTTGAGCAGTTGCAGCAAGAGCAATCTTTTCAAATAATGTTACATCTTTTTCAGATCGTGGATGTCCAGAATGTACTGGGAAATATACTACCTGTGTATTTGCTGATACAAGATCTTTTTCAATCTTATACCCCGCCGCTTTGAAAAGGTGCAGCATCGGATCTGTGTCACCAAAACGAATAGCACGAAGGAAGTAATCTCCACCTGGAGCCCAATGAACTCCTGGGGTAGCTCCAGATAAAATAGATACTGAACCTGACGGCTTTACGGTAGTTACACGAATAGATTCACGAACACAAAGCCACTCAGAATACGAATGATCATATTTGCGAATTGTCTTATATCCTTCATCCATCCATTCACGAGTTGTTGGCAAACCTTTTTTATCTGCAAAAGATGCAATACCAGTAAGTGATGTTCCAATACGGCGATTACGTTGCATAATGCCATTTGTTTGTTGCCAGTGTGTTGGAATAAGAGTTACGCTCTTGCCATAAAGGTATGCAAACTTCAGTGTACGCAAGAAATCTTCTTTAGAATCATGACGATTGAGATGTACCTCAACTAGAGTGCAAAGCTCATATGACTCTAATGGCTGTTCAGCACATGGATTGAATCCCATAACACGATAATCTTTTCCATCTGCTGGATCTGCGAGGCGACCAAAATTACGAGCAACATCAAGCCAAATAAAACCTGGCTCTCCATTGTTTACAATGAGGTCAACATAATTTTCATAATTTGTACCAACGGTTGCAGAAATAGAATTGTTACTCATCCATGCCCACCCTGGATTTTCTGGATCAAACGAGTTGCGATCTGGAAATACTTCTGCATTCTTCAGATTAATAAATGTATCATCTCCAGCAGCACCCAAAGCAAGTGTTGCAGAACGACGAACATTTCCAGAAACAACACATGTTCCAATAAGGTTAACAATATCTACAATAGCACGAGAATCAAGTGTTTCTCCAGCTCTACCGCCAATTACTGTACGGATACGGTTATGTAGATCAATAAGTGGTTGTGGACCGCTAGCGACCCCTCCAAAGCCTTTTATTGGGGCTCCTAGGGGACGGATAAGATCATAGTTAAATTCTTGAATAGCTTGGTTAGGCCTTAAATAAGAATTAAGAAGCATTCTTACAGAATCTACCCAGCCTTCACGAGTATCTGGAATCTCATAAACAAATGCTGGCTCTGTTGGAGAATAAATAGGAAGTTGTTTTTCTGCTCCAACTGTATCAAACCCAACACCAATACCAAGCATTAAAGCATCCATTACCCACGCAAATAAAGCACCTGGATCATTTTTATCAAGGTCTTTTGTAGATACCATTGCACAATTTTGAAGAGCAGCAGAGTTTCGCTTTTCCATAGTCATAGGAGTTCCAAATGCCCACATTCCCCTGCCTGGAGGAGTCCATTTTAAATTAAACATGCGGTCAAATGCTTCTTGAGCAGATTTTTGAGCTTTATTATCATTCCATGGCAAACGATTTTCTTTGGCATGGTTCTTCTGTACTGAATACATGCCCTCAATTACACGACGACAAACTTCATGCCAGCGTTCTTTGGTTCCGTCTTCTTTTACTCTGGAATACGTCCTGATAAATGTTATCTCACCCAAGGAGTTATTGCCAGCATCAGAAAATCCAAATGGTGGCTCAGTATCCTTATATTTAGCAACAAAATCATCTACAAGACGGAACGAAAAAATATCTGACATTTATAAAAACCTTTCGTAATAAAAAATAAAATGAGTACTTTGCATTTTCTAAAGTACTCCACCAAGTATAGCACAAGTTATGTAAAAACAAAAACACGCCCTGTTAAGAGCGTGTTAATGTTTTATTTATATTTAATTATTAAACAATATCGCCAATAATTGTGAACGTATTTGTTCCTGTGCATATTACAACAGCAGATGCATAACGTGTTCTAATTTTTGGAGCTGCTGTTACTGCACCAGCTGAAGTAATTGTTACTCCAGAGCCAATTGCAAATGTAACCTGTCCAGTATTAGTTTGTTGAACTGCTATCTGATCTCCTACTGAGAATACAGATGGTGGAACTGTTACAGTTATTGCACTAGTGTTATCACATGTTACCCATCGGTTTGAAGCATCAGCAAGTGCAAGAGTATACGATGTACCAGTCTGTGCATTCATAGCCATTTGGACTCTTGGAGTTACAAGTGTTGGAGATGTTGCAAAAACAAGTGCTCCAGAACCAGTTTCATCTGATACTGCAGATGCAAGATTTGCAGATGATGGGGTTCCAAGGAATGTGGCTACACCAGATCCTAGGGATGTGATTCCAGTACCACCGTTTGCTGCTGGAAGAGTGCCAGTAACACCAGTTGTAAGTGGAAGACCTGTAGCATTTGTTAATACCGCACTAGATGGTGTACCAAGTGCTGGAGTTACAAGTGTTGGGCTGTTTGAAAGAACAACGCTACCAGTACCAGTTGATGCTGTTACACCAGTACCACCATTAGCTACTGGCAATGTACCAGTTACACCTGTTGTAAGAGGCAGACCCGTAACATTTGTCATAACACCAGATGCTGGAGTTCCCAATGCTGGGGTAGTCAATGTTGGGCTTGTCAATGTCTTATTTGTAAGTGTTTGAGCAGTATTAAGATCTACAGTTGTTCCTGTATTAATACTAAACACTGATCCAGTTAATGTTAAACCAGTTCCAGCTGTGTATGTTCCAGCACCTGAGAACTGAACGAATTCAATTGCATCAGTTCCAATTGTTGCTGGAGTATTAATCTGGACCCAACCAGTATTACCATATACCGTACCCTGATCTACGAATACGAAGTCACCGCTATCAACTTCCGATGCCGTATCAAAATCTGTTGCACGAGTTGGTTGACCAGAAGCCTGAACAACATAAATACCGTTTTCTGACTTTGTTGTTTGATCTTTAACAAGAATGCGGTCACCAGTTGCAAGGGTTACACCATCAAGTGTGTCTCCATCTTCAAGAGCACTTGCAAGAGCAACGTTTGTTGTAGTAGCAGCCTTAACTGATGGATGTACGTGTAATCCTTCAACTGCAGAGTCAACATATGCTTTTGTTGCTGCATCTGTAGATGCTGTTGGTGTTGCAAGATTTGTTATCTTGTTACTATTCATTGATACAGATTTTGTTGGAGCAGCCATTTGATCTAAAGTATTTAATTGCACCGCTGTATTAAAATCTGAGATTGTACTTGCTGCTTGTGTTCCAGTATGGTTTGCACGAGCAAGTGGATCTGTTGCAAGCTTGCTAAGAGCAATTGCTGCAGATGCATTAATATCATCGTTGACAATTGTGCCATTAGCAATCATTGTTGATGTTACTGTACCAGAATCTGTTGTAAATACTATGGCAGCCGTATTTGCTATACCGTGAATGCTTGTGGTATCAGATTCATGGTTTGAAAGATCTGTTGAGCTTGCCTTGGCGTTTAACTGAGTCTGAATATCAGATGTAACGTTTGCAAGATATCCGATTTCGGTATCAGAAACATCAGCAACACGAGCCTGGATTATTGAAGTATTTACAGATATGGCACCAGTGTTATCGTCATAAGAAAGACCAGTTCCAACAGCATTTCCAACAGCATCTTGTGCATTTTCATCAGAATATCCTGGAGCTGCTGTTAAACTAATTGTTCCATCATTATCATTATATGTAACTGTAATGTTTGTGTGTGATGCGGTTGTGAGTGCATTTGCAACAGCATCTACTGAAAGCTCTGTTAAATCTGCAGAAGCAACTTTAGAATCAATTTGTGCTTGAATGTCACTAGTTACATTTGCAAGATATGATATTTCTGAATCACTAACACCTGTAATTTTGCCTTGCTTATCATTAAGTTGCTGTTGAATATCTGACGTAACGTTTGCAAGATATCCAATTTCAATATCACTAACATTGGCTACACGGAGTTGAACAAGTGTATCATCAACATCAAGATGATCATTTACAGCATCATAAACAAGTCCATTTCCAGCTAAATCAGAAACTACTGTTGTAGCACCAGCAACTGCTGTATCTACATAGGTAATTGTGGCAACATTTGCTAAAAAGTCTGGATCATTGTTGATTGCATTTGCAAGCTCTTTAATTGTGTCCAGTGTGTCTATGGTGTTTGAAAAATCCAAATATGTGTCAATAAGACCGACTACTGATGCTGAATCATAGAAGTGTATCAGGTTTGCCCAGTGATTTGTACCATCACCTATTTTAAACTTGTTGGTGTCTGTCTCATAACCAATTTCTCCAGCATTTAAAATTGGGTTAGCTGAAGTCCATTGTGCTGCCGTTCCTCGGCGCTGTTGCATTCTTGTTGCCATTTATACACTCCTCTGTATATGGTAGTATTATAACAGATAATTAGTTAAAATTATCTATTGCTATTCCGCCATCCCATGTCTCATCAAATGATGCAGTATTATATGATCCACCACTAACAATATATCCTGGCTCATTATAAACTCCTCCACTAACAAACATACTGACTATCAAGCCAGAACCGTCAATAGAGGTGTCGTGAATGTGATCCTGTAGGACCTCTGCATCTTCTAAGTTAGCAATAGCCAACCATGCAGAATTATAATATACTTGCACTCTTTCTGTTAAAGTATCAAACCATAGGTCGCCATTTTCTGGCGATGCTGGAGCAGTGTTACCAACTGGAATAGAAGGAGAACCAGCAATTGCGTCAACATAATCTTTTGTAGTAGCATGTCCACCAAGTGTTGGGGTAGCAACAGTTACTGCATTAGTAAATGTTCCACCACCACCAACAATAAGGCCATTCTTTACTTTAAAATCTTTGTTAACTGTAGCCACTGGTTCTCCTCTATTCTAAACTATACTAACAGTGTTCCAACTA